GTTTAATTTTTTATATATAAATTTCATTTCTTGTTTTGATTGTGCAGCTACTTTAAAATTGAAATTAACTGTTCTATCAAATCCTTGGTATGTGTAAAAATTTTCTCCTCTACCTGTATAACGACTTGGAGACCATTCAGCATTATGACTGTCACTATATCCTGTTAAAAATGCTCTAAAAAATGTTGCTGTAGTAGTATCAGTTTTATCATTGTTTATAGTTTCAAAAGCAAATTTAACTAAATCTTTAGGAAAACCACCAATACCATCCGCATCATCTCTAGTTTGAATATCAGTAGTATTAATAAAATCCTGACCTGGGATAAATGGGTCATTTATTTTTGTTCTTAGGTTAGCAGGTCTAGCTCCAGGGTCACCTACACCAACTCTAGTAGTAATATTATTACTAGTATAATCACTTTTAGCCACACCACTTGAATTAATTACATCATTTCTAAAATCAGTAATTCCTAAAGTTCCAGGTAATAATTGTTGTCTTTCCCTAATTCTATCATAACCCATAAAATTATTAAATAATACAACATCTCCGTTTGGGTTTCTATTTGCTCTAATATAATCACCCGAATCTTGTTGAGCTAAAGTACCTATATCTCCATTTTCTATAGCGTTATCCTTATCAGTGATGTTAAATGTGGGTGATAATCCTAATAAATTAGAGAAATTGATTTCTGTTATAGGTCTAGCTTGAATAATGTTTCCTTTTACATCTTTTGTAAAATTAGGCCCTATAAATGTTGGAGCATTTTGTGTATTAATGGGGGCACCTAAACTATCTGTAGCTCTTTTAATTATTGTTTGTCCTAATCCATAAACAGAACTAGGTCCACCTGGGTAGAAGAACAATTCGCCCTCATTAAATGTATTAATTCCTAGCTCCCTTGCTATAGCAGTATCAAAATTACTATCACCAACCGCTGTATTATTAATTTTAAAAGTAGTTAAGCTAACTAATCTATTTAACTTTGTAGGTTTATGGGCAACAGTATATTCATATTTGTTTTGTGTAAACTCTAAATCATTGACAGTTGATCCTGCGTTTGGATGATGAAAACCGGTTCCTCCCTCAGCAATCTGTGTCATTAAATTCCTTCCATCACTATACGCCCTAGTATTAGCAAACCCACCTGACTGGCCTGTTTCCATTTTAGGGTTAGAGAACATTAATCCTTTTTGTTTGTCTAAAAAGGCTTTACCCTCGGGGTAAGATAATAAGAATCTATCAATCCTAGCAAAATCTTCCCTAGCAGCAAGTTCCTCGTATGAACCACCACGAATAGGAAAATCTAAACTAAGAGCCTCTGTAGTTAAAGAATTTAATTGGTTTATAGTTTCAGGGGCTGACCTTTTTACAAAAGGTTGTCCTGTAAAACCACCACCTCTAATATCTTTACTATATTTGCTATCCTTAGAATTAAATACAAAATTGTCAGGGTTATTATATAGTTGTCTTATAGACATTATTTATTTTTGGTTTATTGTCTATTACCACCTACATTTTTTCCATCTCCACTATTTCTATTGCCCGCAGAAGTTCTACTTACTGTACCCGCTCTACCTACATTATCCGCTTCTCTTACTTGTTCTTCATAAGTTTTTTCCTGATTAGGGAGATATTTTTGTTGAAATCCACTTTTAGCATCTCCAATAGGATTAGGTGATAAATCTAAATTTTGGGATGGTTTTTTCTGTGATGAATTATAAAGGGTACTAGTAAGATCTACATTAGGATTCCCAATTGTAGAATACTCGTTATGTAAAGCTGAACTATATAGGGCAGTTTCATCATTTCTACCATAAGCTATATAAGTATTTCCAGCAGGGGTTACTTGTCCCTGTTTAAATCTAATTAGTGATCCTAGACCACTTTTAGGGTTATTGTAATCATTTAAAATTGCCATAATATTAATTTTTGTTTGTTATAAATATTTTATATTGAGTATTTCCTTGTATTAACTGCTAATGATGGTTGTAATCTATTTGATACCCTACCACCATCTAAGTTAATTTGCGCTTGTGATGCTCCTTCTCTTACTGCTTTTGCGATAGCATTAATATCAGCAGATGATAACATAGAATTTCTTCCACCTCTATCTAATGGTATAACTGCCTCAGGTCCCGCTTCTCCAATTAATGCAAAAGTTGGAGAGGTTACTACACCACCTTCAGCTAATGGAACTACTCCTCTTTGATTAGCTTGTCTTACAGCCCCGGCTGCTGCTAAAGCACCCGCTATACCAAGACCAATAAATAAAGGGTTAAATTTAGCTAAACTAAATGTTGTAATCATAGTACTAATAGCAGCTGCCTGGGCTCTAAGAGCTACAATACCATAATAAGTTCCAAGAGCTATTAAAGGGATTTTTAATTCTTTAACCCCATCAATTAATAAATTAGTAAATTTAAGAGCTCCTTCAAATCCTCTTACAAGAGGTTCTATTAATATAGCTATTTGTTGAGTTATACTTTGAATAGATTTTGTTATATTTTCTCTTGCAGTTAATGCTATTTTTTCATCAATTCTTTTTCTTTTTCTTTCTGTTTCTGATAGCTTACTTAATTCTTTTTGTAATAATATGGATTCTGATAATTCATCAACACCTAGTCCTAATGCATTAGCAATAGATTCTTGTTGGAGAACATTCATACCACTAAAATCATTAAATAATTTTTGATTTTTAGCTAATTCTTCAGTTACACCTTGAAGATCTCCTTGTAAAGCAAACATTCTTGCTCTACTTAACTCTAATTGCTGGCCTGTTAATACTTCTGCTTCAAATTCTGCTGCAATACTAGATTCAATATCTAAAATACTTTTAGATATTTTTTCAATATTAGATAAATTTAACCCTAGTAATCTTGCATCACTAGCAGTTTTAGCCATTGCCTCAGCATTAAAGGCAAATAAAACTTTTGTTTGAGCTGAACTGGCTACTATGTCCTGAAATACAGCCTTTGTTGAAATAGAAGGATCTAATACATCATTAGCAGCACTTGCAACATCCATCAAATTGAGACCTTGTGCCTCAGTAAGAAGTAATAATTTATTTGCTTCTTCAGCTGATAGTCCCAATCCTTCAACTAAGTCTGAAGCTGCTGCTATATTTTGGGCACTTATAGTATCTTGAATATTAAATCCAAATTGTTCAGCAGCTGAGGTAGCTTGCACTAGTACATCAACAAGAGTAGATGCTTCTAATCTAATAGATGATAAATTTTTTACACCTTCTCCAGTAAGCCTTTGAAATTTAACTTGTTCTGCGTTTATAGCTCCCATTGAAGCTACTGTACCCGTGATCAGTCCTTGTAATACATTAGCAGGGGTAAGAGATGATTGTAAAGCAATTACAAATTGATTAAATAAACCTCTTTGTCCTTTTAAAGCTTGAATTCGTTGGTTATATAACTCAACATCTTCTTCAGAAAGTTCCTTATTAGTATCTAATTGATATTCAAGAAAAACTAATTCTTGATTAATAGAGGACATATTATCCTTAATTGTAGAAAAAGGATTATCTATACCTAAATTATTTAAGGCTTTACCCGCTCCTGATAATAAAGTAGAAAAGAAAGTTGATTCCTTATTTGTTTCTTCAAATATAGTTTTTAAATCACCTAGTGAATCTTTTTCTGCATTTAAAACTGCTAATTCCTCATTGGCTGCTTTTACTAAAGTTTCTGAAAGGTTAATTTGTTCAGACTGTGCTTTTTTTAAAGCTTGCTTAATTACAGATTTCTGTTTTAAAAGTTTTAGTTCAGCTCTTTGGAAATCATTTGTTCTAGCTGATCCAGCTTCTAATTTTTGTTCTATATCTAGTAAAGCCCCACTACTATCTGCTATAGCTTTAACGTTTCTTTTAAACCTTTGTAAAAATTGTTTAGAGCTATCATCAGTTGCATCAATTGCTTTTTTAATTTTATTAAAAATAGCATCGGCAATACTTTCGGATACTCTATCAAATTCTTGTCCTAAACTTTCAACTGAATCCTTAAAAAGATCTAATTGGTTTGGATTGGATTTTTTTCTAGCCATATTATAGTTGTGTATATAAATATAAAAAATGCCTACTTTTTAGTAGGCATTGAACTATTATATACGTTAGATGGATTTATATTGGGTCTATGTATTTCTGATTTGTTTTTAAGGGTATTTGCTTGTTTATTTTCTTTATCCTGTATTTTTTTATAATGTTCTTCTAATTTTTTGTAAGTAAAATTACGGAGCCAAACAGGCATAGTATAAACAGTGTGCCAATCATAACCACCATTCCCATGAAATATTATCTCATGTATTTGAGAAAATAAATTTTTTCTATATTCGGGCGTCAGGCCAAAAAAAGGTAAGATCTACTGGAATAGTGATGGCCTCCTCTACATCATCTCCATAGTATTTAAGTTCAACATCAGGTGAAACTCTACGGATTTCTTCACGTAATGATCTAGCATCTATAGCTAATAAATAATTATCTACAAATTCTCTAATTGTTTTCTTTTCCCTATCACCATCTACTGAAGTGATCATGTATTTTAATCTTGTAGTTGCTTCAGGAACTATATCTTTTCTAATTTTCTTTAAACCTTGAAGTTCTCTATCTATTGATCTTTCATCACCATGAGTTAATAATTTAAAGGTAACTGTAGTTTTAGAACTTGGTAAACTAAACTCAAATTCATTTATACCTTCCTCTATTAAATCTTTAGTATTTAAATTTTTATCTTCTAAGGTAGTTAAATCAACTGATAATGTTTGACCTGCATAGGAAAATTCATAATCTTTACCATAACCTAATACTCTAGCTGCTATTAATAATGCATTTTTATCTCCAGTAATTAAATCATTATAGTTTATTTTAGATACTATTAAAGATTCTAGTAATTTATCTAATACAGTACCTTTTTGAATATAATTAGTATTAGTTAAAATATCTTCTTCTTTAGCAGTCATATATTTCATTTCCAATTTACCTGATGATAATGGATTATCCTTAGGATATATTAATCCCTTAGATGGTAATTCAACTGTTTCTGTTGGGAATTTTAATTTTGATTTTGTAACGTTTTCTTCCATACTTTTAATAACTTATTTTTTTACGGATATAAATATATAAAAAACAAAAATGGTGCCAAAATAGGCACCATTCTCAAAGGTATGGAGGGTTGGGTAATTAAAAGTTTAATATACAATAATCCATTGCAATAGTGATATCTAAATTGATTGCTGCGTCAGCTGACCAATCATATTCACCAAATGTAGCAGTTTTACAGTAAGCTCCTTTGATAACCCATTCGCTTACTACATCTCCTACTGGACCTAATATATCTAATGTTAAATTTTTCTTATAGAAATCAGAATATCCATCTCTACCAGTTACACTTTCATGTGCTAATCTAGCCCATTCCATTATAGCTTGAGCTCCTGATGGAGTTACAGGATCATATAGACCTAAAGTCATATCATTCCATCTAACTTTTCCTTTCACTTTTCTATACACATTCATGTGGTCAAGAATGATTTCACCTGCTTCAAATCCAGGTGCAGTTACATTTTTAATTAAATATGCTGGGATACCGTCTACATATAGTATAAATCTATTTTGAACTTTTGGTTCAAAAGCGGTATACATTATTTCGTTAGGGTCTAATACTGCCATTTTCTATTGTTTATTATAAATATTGCCTTTTTTATTTTTTAGAATTCAACTCCCGTTGGTGTTACATTAAAGTCTAGTATTATAAATTCAGCTGTTTTAGTTGGTTGGATAAATATTTGTCCTACCATTTGATTTCTATCAATTACATCAGCTGTATTATTTGTATCATCCATTACTACTCTATAAGCAAATAATCCTTGTCTTTGTTGTATTCCTTCTAAAAATGGGTTTACTTGGTTTAGGAATCTATTTCTAGTTGCAGCAGTATTTTGCTCAAATAATAATCCATTTCCTATATCACCAATTACTCTTTTTAGTTCTATTAATAGTCTTCTAACATTTACTCTATCTAAAGCAGTAGCTGCATTTTGTAATGTTTTCTGACCAAATACTACTGTTCCATTTCCTGGGAATTGAGCTATTGGATTAACTTTTGCTAAGTATAATTTATCTCTATCCGCTGGAGATAATTTTCTTTCAGTGGTAATTACACCACCTACACCACCTCTATTAAATCCTGCTGGAGCAAACCATTCAGCACCTAATCTATCATTAGTAGCATATACTCCTGGCATTACTGTTGAAGCTGGTACAAAAACGTTTTTACCAGTTTCTACTCCTTTCACTTGAACATGAGGCCAATAAGTAGCACCAAAGCTTGAATCAATTGTTGTTGCTGAAGTTATTGCTTGGTTTAATGTTGCACCATAATCTCTAGTATCAACTATTGCTATAGCATCACCTCTTTGTGTAACACAATCAATTGCCGAATTTACAGCAACGTTTCCATTTTGAATTGTTACACCTGGTATAGTTAGTATTTCAAAATCATACTCATCTGTATTTTGTAATAAGTTTAATGATGCTGTATAGTAAGCTGCTTCTAATCCTTGAATAGAAGAAACGTCTATTTCATCATACATTTTTAATCTTGTATTTCCATTAGCACCTCTTCCAAATACGCTACCTGCTCCTCCTGTAAATGCTCCTTGATTTGAACCACTACCTATTTGAGGTAATGATGAAGTAAGTGCTGCTTTAAAGTTACCATCACTATCCAAATAGTCTAATGTCGGTTGACCTACTGAAGATACTCTTACGAAACGGCTGTTATTAGTGTAAGATCCTGTAGTTTGTATAAATCTATTTCCATCAGCATCAGTATCAAAATTTTGTCTTTGGTTACCAATTACTTGTTCTATATAATTTGGTGAATTAGGATCTAATGATAAATCTGTAAAAGATTCTAATATTGTTTTTCTACTTGTAGTATCATCCCCTCTTCTAATTAATAAGTTAAATGTACCACTCCCTGAATCAACATTTGCAATTTCATATCTTAAATTCTCCGATGAACCACTTACTAATGAACCACTTGTAGATACACT